TTCCACGACTCGCCGTCACTGCGATATGGCGCCGCGCGGGTGGTCGGGTCACCGACGGTGGCCTGGCGGCCGGCGTTGTCCGCTGCCGGGCGCAGCTGCTCGAGCAGGGTTGTCGACAAAAAGTTGCCTACGAACCCACCACCTGAAAAACCACGGTACGGCATATCATTCTCCTGGCGCGTATTGGTCGAGGTCCTACTGTACCTCACGGCGCGCAGCGCCGCAACCCTTTACACAAGGCCGCCCACTACGTGAGTCGGTTCGACTTTTTCAGGTTGTCTTCCCGCGTCATAACTTGCAGATTCCACGGGACGTGTAATCCGCACACACTGGGGCTACGCAACGGAACGATGTGATCGACAACATACGGCACACCTGTAGTCCGAGTCATCTGCATGGCCATGCGATATAGCGCGCGCATGTCGTTGCGCTGCTCCAACGTCAGCCATGGTGGAGTGGCCTCTCTGTGCCGGCGCTTGCGGTTTCGGTTGTCCGCCGTGACCAACTCTTTGTTCGCTGCTCGCCAGGCAAGCCGGTACCGGTTCTTGTCTTCCGTGGGGCGTGCGTTCGCGCGTGCTTTGACCGTCTCCGCATTGCGCTCGTAGTAGTTCTTCTTCATCGCCTTTCCTTTTTCGGATCGGTTATATGCGTCGAAGTAGTCCTTGCGCACCGGTGCAAGGACTGCAGCTTCATCCTTCACGCACTGCACACACTTGCCCGATACCTTGCGCAACGCGACGTGCCCGTGCTTGCATGGCACCCCGGTGAAGTAGTGGGAGGCTCCGCACCGTTTGGCTTCGGCTCTGTCTTTGGGGATGGCATCCACTTCTAGCTCCTGTGTTACGACACCGGAAATGTAGCACAAAAAGCACAAGGCGTAAAAAAGGCCCCACTTGGGGCCTTTTTGCTCAAAAACTGTTGTTTTTAAGACGAACCGGAGCTGCCCCAGATGGCCAGCGGATCGCTCCATCCGAAAGAGTACCGCTCGCGCGCCTTGTAGCGGACATTCCCCGTCTCGAAGTCTCCTTCCATGGCCGTCTTCATGCCGACACGCTGGAACATCTTCAGGCCGTTGGGCACGTCCGTCAGCATGAACCAGGCGTTCGAGTCGGTCAGGAAGTTGTTGATGGTGTAGCCCGAGCCAACGGTCCCCAGCGCCTTGAGGGCGTTGATGTCGTTGTCCGAGGTACCCACCCGCAGCTCCGAGCCCAGCACGCGCTTGACCACGAACTGGTAAGCCGGCGGGATCACCAGCTTGCGGGGCTTGGCCGCCACCAGCAGACCACGCTCATCGGTCCACGCCTGGATCTGGATGACGGCCGCTTCGATCGCGGTCTCGTTCAGGTCCACCATCGTGGCCGGCGAGTTGTAGTTCTGGCCACCACCCACCAGCGGGTGGCCGACGCGGGTGGAACCCGAGTTGACACCGCACAGCGAGACCGAGTCACCGCCAAGGTAGGATCCCGAGAACGCGTTGTTCAGGATCGCCGCGGCCTTCACCTGCTTGGTGTAGGCCATGGCCCGGGCGAGCGCCTTGGTGTAGCGCGCCGACAGGCTGTCGTACAGATTGTCCTCGATGGCTTCCTCGGTGATCGAGAACCCCATCGCGATCGTCTCGTGCACGTAGCGAGCGGTGAACACTTCCTGCGCAGTGTCGTACGCGATGCCGGCGCCTTCGTTCTTCACCGGGGCCTGGTTGAAACCAGACAGCTTGGTTTCTTCTTCGAACGAGCGGTCGGACGACTCGGTCTCGAAGATTTCCGTGTGCTGGTTCTCGTACGTCTTGTACGACATCCCGAACAGCCCGTTGAGGCCGGGGAGCAGTTCCTTGAGTAGCTGGGCACGTGAAATTGCCATTTCGTCTTCTCCTTAGTTGGTCAGGACGGTGGTGTTGTCCCACATCAGGACGCCGGCGTTGAACTTGACGATCAAATCCGTGTACGCGTCACCAGGAGTGGAAGCGAAATCGACGATGCGCATGGCCAGCGTCGCGGTGTTGGCAGGGGTCGCGCCACGAATGGTCGAGTTGCCGTAGGTGCCGCTGCCGAAGTTCTCCAGCGCGCAGAACTTGCCCTGGACCGTGCGGGCGACGGAGCCGGCCGACTGCAGCTTGTACAGCTGATCGGGGTCGTCGTTCACGTGGATCAGGATGTTGGTGTAGCCCGCCGTGACGGCGCCGCCAGGCAGGTACAGTGAAAACTGCTGCTGCTTGAGGGTCGGATCGACGTACGAGACGCCCATGCAGACGCCCAGCACACCGGCCGAAGACGTGGTCACCGTGGCGGTGGCCGCGCTGGGCTGGCCTGCGGAGGCCGCACCGATGACGATGACGTCGCCGGTATTGATCTGGGTAGCGTGGTTGACCGTCATCGGGATCATCCGGACGGTGCCGCCGTTGTACGACGTGCCGCCCAGGCGATTGATGGGGACAAGCCCATAGGGAGAAGCAACAAGTGCCATGAAAACCTCCTAGCGAGAATTGCCTTTGCCGAATCCCGCACCCCGCGTCGTCTCGGATTGGCGTTCCGTGAACAGCGGCATGCGGGCGTCATTGTTGCGCATGAAGTTGTTGTCCACCGAGGTCATCTGGGCTTCCGCCTGCTTCTCGTAGTACCGGGCCCGGGCTTTCGCCTGTTCCTTGGGCATACGACAGAGCATCAGCCCGCCGATCTCGATGTTCCCCTCCTTGTTCCCCGGGATGTGAACCTCGGGGTGATCCGTCGCCTTGCAGGGCTCCCAGCCGTCCCGAAAACGCTTGGAGGCGTTCATCGGGTCCAGCGCGCCCATCACGTGGGTTGCCACCCAACGGTAGTCGTGGGTGTCGCTGGGATTGGGGTCCGGCAATGCGCTGGAGGGGGTGTACTCGTAGCGCTTTTCCTGTTCGCGCGAGGCTTGCTCGCGGGGTTTACGGTCATCAGCCATTTGCATTCTCCTGCTCAAGTTTCACGAGTTCAGCAGCGTACTGCTGATTGGTCATACCGAACTTCTTGGCCAACGCCACCTGGGTGGACGTCAACTGCACCTTCTTCGGGCCTGCGGCCACTCGCCCTGCGGGGGCGACAACAGAAGGGGTACGGGTCTGGGTTCCCTTGAAACGATCAGGGAAGGTCTGGCGCATGGCCTTGTCGATGTGCGAGTAGTACTCGTCGGAGCGGGTGAACGAATCACCGTGTTTTTTGACCAGTTGTTGGTGCAGCCCAAGAGCAAAGCCGGTCATCGCTTCATCGCCACCCTCGCCAAACCACTTGTTGCGAGCCATCCAGGAGGACGTCTTTTCATCAAGCGGGGGTCGGGTTTCTTGGTCCGATGGGCGCGACTGTACATCAGTTTTTTCCGGTTGTGAAGCGGGCAGCGAAAAATTCTGCGCCCGCTCGACCTTCATCATCGCCGCGTACAGCTTTTTCTGCGCCGCGATCACCGCGTCGGTGTCGAACGCCTCGTGCGCCGCCTTGAGCTCGGTCTCCGCCGTGGCCACCTCCGCCTCGGCCATGGACTTGGCCTGGGTGGCAATGATCTGGGCGCCTTGCCCAAACTGCTGCTTGAGCTGGTCCCGCTCGGCCATCGTGTGGCGCGCCACCCGCTCCAGCTCGTCGCGCTCACGTTGCAAGGCGTCGGCCCGGCGCCGCTCGTCGTGCGACTTGTGGGTCAGCTTCTTGATCCGCTCCTGGACGTTCTTGGAGTAGGCCGCCAGCTCCTCGTCGGAGGGATCCGGCACATCCTCGGCCAGGGCCGGGCGGCCGCGGTCTTCGGCCGGGGTGTCGTCAACCAGCTCGATCTCGATGTCGTTGCCCTCGTTCTGGGCGTCGTCGGTCTGGCTGCTGGTCGTTTCGTCCGGGAACTTGAAGTCGTCGTCTTTGGTTGCCATGTCACTCACCCGCAAAGCGGGCCCCTTTCTGTCGGTTTGCACGTACTGTCAGGACCTGCAAGTTTCCGGGTACGTGTAGGCCAGAAACTCTCTCCCCGTTCAACGGAACGATGTGGTCGACTTCGAATCCTGGGAAAATCCTGCAAAACAGGTACATCCCATTCATCTCCGCCAAATGCGCTTGCGTGACCCACGGATGCAATACCTTCGTCCGTTCCTTGCGCAACATCACGCGCGCGATCTCCGCCGCGACGTTCTGCCGGTACAGCTCACGCCGACGCAGTAACACAGCTTCCCGGTTTTTTGCTCGGTAGCGCGCCTGCGCTTCGCGACTACGCTCGGCGTACCGTTCCGGCGCCTTGGCGACCGAAGCCAACGCACGTGCCTTACACGTCTCGGTATTGCGCAGTCGGTAGGATGCGACAACCTCTTTTCGTCGCGCACCTTGCGTTGTCGCCGCTGTCTTGCACGGCATGCACCAATACGCCAGGCCGTCTTTTGCATCTTTGCGCGGGCTGAACATCCCCAGCGGCCGCTCCTGCTGGCAGCGCTTGCAAACTTTCACGTTGCCCTCGCCACACCACGGGGGTCTTCGATCGTGCCTTCGACCTGATCGTCGTTGATGATTCGCATTTCACGCCCGAAAATGCGGAAACGCGTGCCGGCGTAGGCCCGGGTCATGACAAAGTCGCCTTTCTTGCACCAGGGGCCGGTTGGAAATTTCTTCTCGTCCTTGTACGCGTCGGGGCCGACCTCCAGCACGAACAGCACATGTGAGGTCAGCTCCTCGGTGCGGCGCACGTCTTCCGCCTTGAGAATGCCGGTGCCGTCGAAGGTCTCCTTGACCTCCGGCACCATGCTCAGAAGCCGATATCCGA